CCCACACACTCCGTTGTCCGTGTGTCAGGGAAGCACCTAATCCGGGAGAAAGGTAGGCATCATTCAGGTGACCTGTCTTTACATAGGAGTGGCGGTCAGCAAAGAGTCAAATGGCCTCCAGCATACCTGGGATCGATCCGCGCACTGAATAGTGCAACGGAGATCCGACGTATCTGGACACGAAGTGACTACAGAGCAACTAACGGCTCTGACTAACCTTTACCACAACTATGTCTCATGTCCAACCGGGCTTCTACTCCCGACTTTCGATGTTTTCGAGGACTCCATCTTCAAGTAGGTGCTATGCACTAAACTACAAGGTCGAGTTTACTCTACTCCATCCATCGTCGGTTCGAGCCTGCCGGTCTTTCAAATTTACATCAATGCGACCCTGCTAAAGGTCCCATCGGTGTGAGTTCAAGATCCAACGCCCCGTAACGAACATCCTACCCCTCCCCCCTCTTGCAGCGTTTCTCTACAGAGAATCCAGAGAATCCCAACTTACCCCTCCTCCTTGGAGCAAGTTGTCGATACTCCGCAGATTCATGTTGGCCTCCAGGGACCACGTCGCGACTGCATTCCGCAGCTCTGACATCGTCCTGACCCGCAAGTCATCATGAAATAAGTGGTCGTACACTCCAGATGCCTTATCTGTGTACTCCCACGACTCGACATGTTGCACAGGAAGCACCGTGCATACATCCTTTTGATCCAATAGTTTCTCCAACCTCATGGGTTCAGGGAGCGTTCCCTTTCTTACGACCTTATTCCAAAGTCGTTCGTTTGCATGAACAGCTTCCCAGAACTTCCGTCCTGGATTCTCATCATATAGGTCGTCAATGCTAATTGACCCTCTGAAGAGTAAATCTACTACCTTCGCAGAATACAATTGATCGTATTCGCGTTGGTAGGACATGAGTTGTTGGTACTTTTGTGATCCCTGTAGTTCTCGCATCGGCCTTTCCGGCAAGCTTGAAACTACAAGTGAATGGCATTTCCAGGAGACACTTGCAGGGATCTTCTCAACTAGACCGCACTGTCCGTCTAGGAGAATTTGTAATCCCGCCCGCAAGTCCTTTTCTGTGGGTCCGGCGGCCCCCTCCCTCATGCGAACAGAACCATCCAGGCTATGTTCAACATTGAGAGGTAGGCCCAACCCTCCGAGCCATTCCGGCATGTACCACGGTATACGGAATCGCGAAAGTTCTTTCCAATGCATGTGTATGAACGTTTTCCACGTACGTTCCCAAAGTCGTCGAGGCGATTTCTGGAACAATGTGCGTGCGATTGCACCTGGTGTGAACTCCAGGCCTTCGAGATCACGATCTCGACCCCCGTTGGCTCCCGACAAGCCGGACCTCTTGGTCATTGTCAGTAGCCCCGAGTTAACACAACTACACTCGCTCCATGGGTTGTCGCGCAGTACTGAGGATCCATCCTCCCTCCGCCACAATTCGGGTGTCGGTCTGTCTGGTCTGTACAAATAGCACGTCGAGTTTATGTTAATAAACCGACTGCTTCGGTACACCTTACCAACCGATGCCTCTAACCCACAGAACGCAGTGATAGTCTCCCAGGCTTGATAGCCTGTAGGACCCAGTTGCAATCCCGCGTCATCTCCATTAATCATCATATGTGCACCCCGCAGGTCCAGGACTTGACCTGTGTCAATCTCAACCGCCCATCTGCATAGAGCGGCGTTTGCGAGACAAAGCACCGGGAAGGAAACGATTGAACCCATTAGCTGGCCGTGTTTCTGCGGCCGCAGGTTCCCATCGACATCTTCTATCAGGTGCCCGGTAAGTGCACGATGAAACAGCTCACGTTGTGAGTCACTCAGACCGGTTTCATCACAAACCGCATCCACCACAAAGGTAGACAACCAAGGCATGAAGTTGTTCGTGGCATCCGCATAATCTACGGACGTCCAGAGTGACTCATGTCTCAATTTGCTACCCAACTGTGTCCAGACATCCCTAGCATTCTGGGGACGTCCCGTAAAGCAGAAAGTTCCCGACGGGTGCTCATACAATGTGCGCCATAGGAACTTCTGTAACGGTTTCAGGACTGTCATTAGGACAGGTGGACCCGCCGTGATCACCCGGGTCTTGAGTGCCTCAGGAAGAGGTACTGCTTTCGTAGCTGGTACCTCGGCTGTTGCCTCCGACGCCAGCCTGTTATACAGGCGGCGGAACTGATCGTCCAAGCGAGACGTATCATACACATACAAAGGATCGACCCCCGCGCCTCTGTAGTCTGCTTCCATCCCTGGGTATTGGGCGCGCAGGTTAATTAGACTTTCGGAGAATGAGGACTCCTGACGTGCGATCATCTCTTTGAGAAATCCCACGGCTCCGCCCTTCTTCCGAGAGTTTATGTAGTTGGCTGAGGTAGACGGAAAGAAAAGTTTATAGTTGTCGGCTGGATCGAACTTCTTACCACTGAAGATCTCCTTAACAGTTCTGTAAATCTGTTCCTTCACGGTGTCAATAGACACTAACGTCGGAATACGATTATCAAACTGTCCTAGAGACTCGCAGTGTTCTGAAAGAACGCTCCAAGCCGCGACAGACTTCGAGAGCGGCTTTGCGCGCTCGAGAGTCAACTTTTCGATGGTCTCCTTTTTCGCCTTCTCCAACAACTGTTTGTCTGGCCTCGGCATTCCTTTCTTGCACTGCAGTATTGAGTTTAAAAGCTCCTGCTGCTTCCGCTGACTGGAATGCGCCAAATAACGGTTGATCCACCTGCCCGCTTTTCCACCAAGCAACATTCTTGCGACATCGGTAACACCTGCCGGCTTTGGAAACTTGAGTTGTATTTTTGACTCCGTCTCCTTCGTGGCGTGGAAGTAGAAGCTCGCTAGTTTGTATTTTGCAAACTTCATCCAGCCTCCCACACCCATAGCCTCGGCATTGCGGTACCAATGGTCGTAAGTGTCGCGTCTTTTCCATCCGACTTCGTCGAAACCAAATATCCGGATTATCCGTAAAATGGCATCGACGCAGTCTCTGCACTTCTCGTAGAGAACGCTTCTTCGATCGATGACTAGCTTTGTCACTGATCGAGGTGCTAACGCTGCAACCATAGGCGACTGTTTCACGACAGCTCGTAGACACATGGGATTCGTTCCACTCATGCATATGAGTGGCAATGGTTTC